GTGTTGTAAAATTAATTATAGTAAGGGACCTAGCTAAGAGCCCCTTCTAAGATACTTGCAATCTGTTTGCATTTACCTCTTGCAACAATCAACAACCCCCTTTAACCACCTGTATTAATTTACTTGTATTAGTGTATAATTTTTGAGAATTGTACTTATACTTATCAAGACATGTAACAGCCGTTGTATCAGCCTTTACTTTCCCTTGACACACATTTATGTGCCAATATTGTAGCATGGAGCATCAGCCGGATTTATCCCTGATGTGATACACTTAGGATATGTGCAGTGAGATATTTATACTTACTCTTTTCTTCTATTACGCACTTCGCACCCCTTTATTTAATCGCCGAGACTGACTCTCAAAGTCTCATTCAACGCGTCTGCGGAATGGTATCTCGCAGATTTTGTAATTAAATTAGAGTTAGACGGAGGGTTTGACATAGGGCATAGCCGGCCCTTGTTACTGTTTGTTTTCTTTGCCGTCCCCAGCGAGGAGCCCAACATTCAGTATCCTTACCTCGACCCGTCAACTCGAACTTTAACTACATTCAATTTTAGTACTAACATCCTTTCGACCGGAATGGCCTGCGTGGCAAAACTGTTCAACGAATAATGATGTCATCACAATCATCAAAAAACGCAGAACAGGCTCCCCTTTTCAGTACAATCGAAGCCGACCAAGACCGACGTCTAAAGAAAATAAGACGTTACGTCAAAAAGTTTGACCATCAAGCAGCCTGGCTTGAAGCTAACAAAGACTTTCTTACATCAGCACATCACGAAGACCCTATCATCGAAAGAACAGCTCTCGAAATCAAGCATCAAATGACCGAATTCATTCCATTAAACTCACATGTACACTACCACAACGTGTACCAGTGGGCAGCACGGTTATTTGAAGACAAAGATTTCGACCGCCTCATGAACATACCTACCTTATCACGAAAGAAAGTTTTTGACGAGGAATACGTGAAACAATTCAATCACGGATGTTCGACACATTACACAATCAAAGACAACATCAAGTGTAATGAATGTCGTACATACTTTATTCAATTTTCACGTATCGTACACTTTGCACAACAATATCATCCGCATCAACACATTCATCTTTTACATGAACTTCAATATCTTGCAAACTCATCGTTTCACTATTCATCACGAAAACCGAACCTACAACAACTCGAATCACAAATTCAACTAGCACGCATCGTACAAGCACGCAACTGTGGACAATGCAGAAAGATTGGAGCAACATTTCAATCTTTGCTGTGGAGGAAACGAGACAAGTTAGTAAAGAAGTGGCAGTGGAAGCAACTCCACTGTGACCTCGATACGGACTTCAGGGAACGAGTAGCCAAAGGGAAACACATACCTTACGACGAATTCAAGAAATACTTTCACTTTGGAGAAGACTGCAACCGTTGTTCAAAAGCGCTATTACGCTGCGCTGGAATGGTTGACGTTTCAGAATATCACCTGGATCTCAAGCACACTGTTTACACTCTACAAAAACGACTTGGTTTTCCGCAAGCTACTGGACTAATTTTCGAACAATACGTACAAGACTCACTTATTGACAAACGGAGACCGATCGTAGCAATTGAAGCACACGCGAGACAACTGGAAATCAACATGGCAACCGAAATTATTGACGCAGTACATAACGAACGACACGACAACGCACGACACAAAATCAAAGAATTCTTTCATCAAGGAAACGAAGGACCTGCTAAACCGAATCCTGCTATTCTAATCGAACAAGACCGACAAAATGACACTGGCACCGACACATCGCATTCAGACACATTCAACAAATATCAGAAACGACTCACTGCTTTCATGACAGATTTCACACCTATTGAAACTAGCACCCAGCTAGTCGAAAAGGTGGAGGAAATGGCAGAAGTAGTGAGGGAACAGCTGGAAGCAACTGGAGTTCAATTTTTCGAAAACTCTGTCAACCAGTCAGAGCATGGACAATTGAACAAGGTTGAAATACCGCTCAGAAACGAACATGGAATCACACCGAACGCACGACCGAATCAACGTGTAGCTGCACCTGTAGCTACAGCCGACACTACTAACATCGTCGGACGACCTTACCTTGTCAAAACTGGAGTACTATGGGACGCAACACAACAAATTGGAACTGTAATCATGACAACTGGACTACCTGGCCTTTTCTTTCAAAACAATCTTGCACCAATCGGACTTTTACAATGGCATGCATTCCAGCATGTCGATTTTGACGTAGAAATCCGAATCAATCCTACCGCTTTTCACGCTGGAACCTTAATGCTTTTCTGGGTTCCAGGATTTTGGCATCCCCAAAATGAAGGAAATGCGTGGGGAGGACCTGACACACTTGCAACACTCACACAATACGAACACGCAATCCTGAACGTTGGTGGAGAAGAGACGACTGCCAAAATACGTGTACCATATTCTTACATGTACCGTATGATGCGCAATGCCGAACGGAATGAAATGGGACAACTTAACATCATTGTTTGGAACACACTATCAACAGCCTCATCTAACACAAACAGCCTTGAACTCAGTGTTTGGATCGAACCTATCGACCCAATTCTCAACGTCAAAATACCTCTTGCAATCAACCAACCTTTCATGCATTCAGTAAATCAATCAGACTCAGAACATTCATCAGTATTAGCATCAGTCGAAAAAGGAATTGGTTCTCTCGTCAATCCAGACGCTGGAACCATTAGTAACATCTCAAATCTTGTAAAGACTGTGGCCGGAATTGCTGGAAATTTTGATTCACCGACCGTACCATTGGACGACGAATGCAATCTCGCTATTACAGACAACGCACGACATGCTCGTAGTCTCCATTATCACACCGGAGACGCGAGTGCTAACATGAAGGAAGCAACATCAAACGCCGTACAAGATTACTCAATCCGTTCACGTTGTTCAATACCATCACGAATGACAACGATTGTTTGGGAAAATACACTAACAGCCGGAACACTCATATATCGCATACCTGTCAAACCTTCGTATTGTGGCACTGTTTCACAAGTACCACCGTACATTAACTACAATACAACATCTTTAGCATTTTTCAGTCAAATGTTTCAATACTGGCGTGGATCATTACATTACACGCTCGAAATCATCGCAACAAAATTTCACCAAGGACAACTTTACATCGTTTTTGTACCCGCAATTGATGGACCATCGCCAACCTTTCAAGAAACCTGGACTTGCACAAATGCCGTACTTGACATTGGAAAGAACAACAGACTGGAATTTGAAATACCTTTTGTAAATGACACTGACTACGCACTTACCGACCCACTTTCACAACTTAGCTATGACAACGCAATTGGAACATTTGAAATCTACATCCAGAATGCGCTTAACGCACCTGGAAATGTCAAAAATAGTGTAGATATCAATGTCTACATTAACGCCGGATCAGACTTTACTTTCGCCGTACCTCGAGACTATCACTTCTATGATGACGAACCTTCTGGAATAACCATTTTCATACAAGGTGACTACCAAGCTGACACAAATGAAGAACCAAGCTCAACAGCCAATGAAGATTCAATTGTAGTGAAAGCCTTCGACACATCAAAACCAGCCGGAGGATTCATATCAACATCACACGACTACATTCTTGACTTACTTCGACGACCAGACGCGGTTGCCGAAATTGCACTGAAAGACGAACCAATTGGAACAATTATCGCAAAATTTACTGGAATCTCAGGAGAAACACATCGTGCTATTAGCATGCTGTGGACCTACTGGTCTGGCTCGCAACGTTATCATTTTATTTCAAGCTCATCAAAAGCATCAAACATCATTCTAAGAGCACGACTTCAACTTGGATACCTCGGAACATCACAAGCTTTACCACCTGGATCTATCGACAATTCGCGCCTAGCTTTTAATGGCGCTGTTTACTTACCGATCAACACTACAAACGCACACACTGTTCACTTACCGTATTACCGTATCGCACCAATACAACTCACTGATCAAACTGGAACTACTTCAACAAAATTCAAACGCAGAGGAAATTCAGCAGTTGTCTTAGCTTACTTATCTACCTCTCAGACAACATCAACATTCAACGAAAGCAATCTCACCGTTCTACATTCAATTGGGGATGACACGAATTTTTATCTACAACGTGCATTCCCAAAAATGCGTTTTCAAGTTCCTGGAGAACTGGACGCATTGGAAATTCAAAGATTTGACGACTTCGAACTACAATCAGACTATGGACCTGCCGAAGAACAAGGACTTGGAGACATGGCACGAGGAATATCTAGTTTCTTACACATCGCCAACGACGTCGGCAAAGCCGTTTCCGTTGGACAAAGTGTAAAGGACTGGATTGACTGGCAAGGAGAAAAAATTCGCATCAGCAGCCTTGCCGACTGGATACTCAACATCGCACAACAACTACCTGCAATACTGACGGCATGTCATACCGTCGCAACTGGAAATATTGGCTTCAAACTCATTGGATGCCTCTCAATCGTACAATCTGCCTACAACATCTTAACGCGTGGCCCCGCCAAAATCCTACAGGGCCTGCAGTCAGACTACCGTGACGTTCTCAGTTCTATTCAAACATTCGTAAAATCTGTTGGTGGTGTTACTTCTGAACTTTTCGCACAAGCCACCAACATGATTCACAGCATCGCACCTAAACTCTGTGATGGAGCATTCTTAGTACTCTCAACTTGTATGTTTTTCATCAACTCAGCCGCCTACTCACTTGGACTTAAAGCCGGAGTTGGATCCGCAAGATTTCTCATTCGTACTTGTGGAAAACCCGATGACTCACCTGCATACTTCATCAACGTTGTTTACAATTCATTTCGATATCTCTTCTTCGGGGAAAGCCTTAACCTCGAATGGGAGAACGAACGCCTCAAAGCTTATCACGCAATCATTACAAAATACACTGCACTTTCATCTAAACGCTACTTTGACTCAGCTAACGTAACAAAAATCATGCCTGGAGAAACGGAATCTGGATTTGACATTCTTTCTACTTTACACGCCGAAGCCCAGACCATCATCTCTGAAGTGGACTTCGTACGTGTACCGCAAATGTGGGGTACTGTTGTCGGAAAAATTTCTGCCGACCTTGCTAGCGCTTATGCGCTCCGAGACAACAGTGGCTCACAACCTGAACCTACTTGCATCGCTTTTGTGGGAGGCTCTGGAACTGGGAAATCTGTTCTCATTTCAAGCCTTTTCGCAACAGTACTCGTTGGAGCAGCTGGATTATTGCCTGACGGAGTTGACCCGAAAACACTAGTGTACCGTATACCTGGTGGAAAGAAACAAGCCTTTTGGGACCTCTACGCAAAACATCCTGTCTGCTTTATTGACGAATTCTTACAAGACCGTGAAGGAGGAGACATTCTTGACTTTCTAACACTCGTATCATCAGCCAAAAATGCCATCAACTGTGCTAGTTTGAAGGACAAAAATCAGACTTTCGAATCACCTTTCATATTAGTCGCATCAAATATGGATAACATTAACACCGTTGGAACCGCAATCAATAGACCTGAAGCGGTACTACGCCGCTTCGCCAAGACAGTCAAGGTTGAGGTTACCGCTCAATACAGAACACCATCTGGTACCCTTAACTACACTGCCGTGGCACAAGCACTCAAAGTCGCAGACGACGCCGCTCGTTTGCGCATTCTTAACTCAATCTGGAAACTTACTGAATGGGACATGCGCAATGGACGACCTGCTAACATGACCCACACTACTGAAATTACCTTTTCCGAACTCATCGCTTTTACCGTTGCCGAATACCGAAACCGAACCGCACGATTTGACGAACTCTCTGGAATTATCGAAGGAATAGCCCGCGCTACCGCCGTGCTACAATCCGATACTGATGGAGAAGCAACCGAAAACGACTCAGATACAGACATGCTCACTGAAATGGACGACTTCAATGACCTCTTTGGATGGGGTCATGACAACTTACATGAGGATCCTATCACCATGCTCATACGCGATGTCTGGCTAGATCATAATAATCTAAGTGCCAGAGACGCAATATTCTACCGAGACATGCTGAGAGGATACGACGTTCTTCGAATTGACGAACTACCCGAAGACTTCGTGCTCAGGGAGTGTTCCACGCCCAGTGAGTACCTTGCCTACGTTACAAAAATAGCAAAAGAAAAACAACGTAAACGCAAGTTATTTATTGGACTTGGAGCAATTCTTGGGACCTTAACAGTTGGAGCCGCCGCATTTGCAATATTCTACCGAACATTCCGCACCGCATTTGAGACACTTTGGTCTGTCTTCCAATCTTACACCAAGGAAGCCAAACCACAACCGAAAATTGCGAAGAGCTATGGTCAAGCCCTCACCCAAAGTGACGGCGCGATCAGCGCAGTTCAACGCAACATCAGACAAGCACGCATAGTTGGAGACGACGGATTTATGGATCATTTTCACGTATTCTTTCTTGACAATCGCACCTGCCTTTCACCTGCACACGTTTTCAAAAAATTCAACCCGAACGAAGGCCACTACTTTCAAGTGGCTGAACGTGGCATGGATGGTGGACTAAGTGAATGGCAAACACATGATGTAACACAAAGCAAACAACTCACCGTACAAGGAGACGTACGCGATGTGTTGCTACTTCACTTCACCACCACCCATGTTACGCGAGCAAGGAACATCTGGAACTTAATCGTAAAGGAATCAAAATTCACTTCGCTTGTTGGATCTAGACTAGACATGCAAATTGTCGAAACTACATCTGCCAGGCATCCTCGCACTGCAATAACTGGAAAAGTCGCCGGTTTTGCGCAATCTATCAACCAAGAACAGGTAGCTATCGCATCAACCGTAGACGAACAGACTGTCGCTGGAGACTGTGGACGACCTTACGTACTTACATCTGCTCATCATAATGAGATCGTCTTCGCTATCCATGCGTCACTCTATATCAATCACACCATCGTGGGTGGCGCACCAGTCACTTACGAAGCCTGTAAAGCTGCACTCGACTCACTTCATGCGGCCAGAAAACCAGTACTTGATTTTGAAGACGTAGACCTCCAATCTACGCCCGCCCAATCACAGTACTGGACCTGTAATCTGGAATTGACAAAGACAACTGTCAATGGCCACACGATATCACACCACGGACCAACTCAATCTTCACTTATACCTGTTATCCATAACGGGGAACCGCTCAAACACGAAGAATGGGTTTGCGAAATGGCACCAGCTCGAATGAAGCCTTACAATGGCAAACACCCAATGCTTTCAAACGCTCAAAAATATGAAATAGTCGCACCTGTCGTACCTGGACCCTTGCTACACAACACAATTGTCGATCACTTTTGCACAAAAATCATACCTGCCGAAAACATCTCACCGCTTACCGATCATGAAGTTATCAATGGGGTTGGAACAATTCAACCACTAGTTCTCAAAACCGGATGTGGATATTGGACTGATCTTGGATATGCTGATGGAAAACGCGAATTCTTTAACGCGCTGCCTCAACAGCCAGATCAACCAATAGAGTATGAATTCTCTGAGAAAGCACACAACTTTATCGTACCTCTGCACAAAACATCTTTCGTACGCAGAATACGAGATTGTGAAGTGATGCTGGAACAGGGAACCGTACCCTTTCACATTTGGACTTCCACCCTCAAGGATGAACTTCTCACACTAGTAAAAGTCAACGAATCTGTCAAGACCAGGGTATTCGAACAACCTGGCCTTGATTTTACCTTTCTCTTTCGCAAATATTTTGGCCGTTTTCTTGATTGGTACAAGGCTCGACCCGGATTTACACTAGGACACGGAATTGGATGTGACAAGGAAACAGCTTGGAAGGCTTACGCAGAAGGTTTTCTTGCGAACTCGAACGTTGGGCATGCTTTTGACTACACCAATTATGACGGATCAGTATGGACACCATGTTTTGAATTCTTTCTTGACGTAACCGATTACTTCTACATGAAAGGAACTGTTGGACAGCGTAATGCGCGACATGCATTGATTGAAATGCTACGATGTGGAATCCATTCAATGAAGGAATTTACTTTCTTCACACATCAAGGTAATAAATCAGGCAACCCCGCGACAGACGTGTTCAACTCTATGACAAACATGTACATCATGTACACCTCATTCTTGCTTTGCTCTCGACTCGAAGGCCGTAAGGAAACACTCTTGGATTTTGATGACGGCGTGCGCATTCTCACCTACGGTGACGACGCAATGGCAACAGTCAAACCACACCTCCTCGAATTTTGGAATGGTCCATTTATTCAGGAGGCCTTGGCAATCGTTGGGTCACATGTCACCTCAGCAGCAAAATCAGCCGTCATTGAACATCACGTAACGTTTTCCGAAATGACATTCTTAAAGTCTGGTTTCCGTGAAGAAGATGGCGTTTGGTTCGCTCCGATGACCACCAAAGACATCTACAAGGAACTCTGTTGGCAACCCAAAAATACAGCTGGAGACGCAGTAGACCTGCAACAGCGTATCATGGTAACCACCAGGTTCATGGCACATCACGGAAAGGAGGCTTTTCTCCAATTCAAAGAACAGCTTGCATCTCGCGGCATTCCCCCTTCATGGCTCACGCTAAGGTATGAGACCGTGTGGTGGGAAATCCGCGAAAAGCAACGCGCAGTGGAATTATATTAATATTACCGTCACACTATGTGAGGGAAACGTTAATCCCTTTATATAATAACCTGCTAATCATTCTAATATCCCTTACTTAGAAAACCGACATAGTGGGAGTCTTAAACTCTCGATTGAACGATATGTATCTATGTCTGCATATCACAACATTTGTATCCATTGGACAATCTAACCTTAACAAGTTGGACCCTTTGGCTCTTTCTTTTCGAAATCAACTGCACTTAACAATGTGGAAACATTTCAAATCATTGGACAAACTGGCCTTAAACAGCCGGCCCCCTTTGATTATTTTATTTACGAAACCAACTGCACTTAACCGTGTGGGGACGTTTCATTTGCATTTTATTTTATTTTATTTTATCTAATCTTTACTATGCTCTTTTCTATCCTATAACATACAAAAAACAAAAATCTCTTTTTTATCTTCTTGGATCAACTACTTCATACCCCTATGAGTGGCGTGTACCCATCTTTCTATCGATGGCTCTGACGTTGGAGGGGTTTAACAACAATTTCTCTCTCT